GTATTCACCGATGGGCGTTCCGACGACTGGCAGCCCGATCCGCGGTGATAGTGTGTGCGCGTGAGACTGATCCACCTGGCCCCACTTCGTCCCGAACTCGAACCGCTTCCCTCGAGGCTGAAGACCCTCTCTGTCGATCAGCGTGGATACCCGGTGCCTTGGTTTGTACCGTGGGTGAACGGCAAACCGGAATTTCGCGCGATGGACCCCGTCAAGAGGGCGCTCGCGATCCGGGATCGGTTGTGTTGGGTGTGCGGCGAGCAGATCGGCCGTCATCTCGCGTTCGTGGTCGGGCCGATGTGCGGGATCAATCGCACAACCAGCGAACCGCACTGTCATCTCGTCTGCGCGGAGTGGGCAGCACGCAATTGTCCGTTTCTCTCGCGGCCCCACATGACCCGTCGCGAAGACGAGACGATCAACGCGGCCACGTATGCGGCCAACGGCATCGGCATGCCGATCGTGCGCAACCCCGGCGTAACGCTCGTCTGGGTCACGCGGTCGTACAGTCTGTTCCGCGCCGACCGCGGCCATCTCATCAATCTCGGACCGCCGGACCGGGTGATCTGGTACTGCAAAGGTCGTCTGGCGACTCGCGACGAAGTGGACGCCTCCATTGCGACCGGCCTGCCCGCGCTCCAAGAGCTGGCCGATCTCCAACCCGAATTGAACGCGCCGGCGATGCTCGCGAAAGCCGTAGCGGACTTCCAACGGCTCCTGCCGGGCCGATCTTCCGCCGTCAGTTGAGAGGACAGGTGGCGCGATGAGTCGTCACAATCCGTACGCGTTGTACGTCCCGACACGCATCGTCGGCGGCACGATCACGCGCGGCGATCTGCCGGCGGCCGGCTCGAGCGAACCGAAGCGGCCGAAGTACGGCAACCGCAAAACGATCACCTCTGATGGTGTGTTGTGTGATTCGAAGAAAGAAGCGGCACGGTGGGAAGTGCTGATTTTGCGCCTGAAATCAGGAGAAATACACGATCTCTTGCCGCATCCGTCCTTCCCGCTCTACGTCAACGGATCCCGGATCGGGCGCATCACCTTTGATTCACTCTATCGGGAGAATGGCCGCCTGGTGTGCGAGGACGTGAAGAGCTCCGTCACGAGAAATACCCGGGCCTATCAACAACGCCTGCGAACATTCCAAGCCGCGTACCCGCACATCCGTACGTTCGAAGACCTCTAATTAGTTTCAGACTGATGGCCCGCGCACCGATGAATTGGTGTAAACAACAGCGAATGCAGTGGATTGCCGAAACGCTCCGCGTCTTCGGGTTCATCAACCGCGAGCACTTAGAACGGAAGTTTGGGATCTCGCAGCCACAAGCGTCGGCCGACCTCAACGCCTTTATGCGCGACAACCCTGCGGCGATGACGTACGACCTGTCGGCTAAACGATACGTGGCGGACCGACTCGATAAGCGACGGTCGTGACTTGGGACGTGGAGCGACGTTCGACGCCGCCCCACGTCTCGAGCGCGGTTTACTTCTTCGTCGGCACGGCCGGCGGACCCGTCGGGCCGCCCGGTGCGATCGGCGGCGTCGGGAAGCCGGGCCCCTGGCTCGGTCTGGGTGGCTGGCCGGCGATCGGGTGTGTCGGGCGAATGCCGCCCGGCGCGATCGGATGCTCGACTGAGGCATCGGCGTCGATGACGACCCACCGATAGCCGATCCCCACAATCCAGCAGAAGGCGATCAGCGTCCCCGTCACAGAGGGCGGCAGGGGCGGCCACACGGTCCCAGGGAGATAGATCGGCTGCGTGGGCGTGCCTCCCCCGCCCCCCGGGGCGATCGGGTGCGTGGGGCGCTCCCCGCCCGGCGCGATCGGGTGGCTCGGATAGCCGTCCGGCGGGACCGGGTAGATCGGGTGCGACGGGTGGAGCGGCGGCAGATAGATCGGGTGTTCTGGTGTGCCGGGATTCGGCGGTTGCGGCCAGATGCCGGGCGCCGTCGGGATGCCGTAATCGGGGTCCACGGGGTAGGTGGGCGGCGCGATCGGATGCGACGGGCCGCCGCCTGGCGCGATCGGGTGACTGACGATCGGCGGTAGCGGGACGCCGTACCCCGGATCGACGGGGCCCTCCACGGGAGGCAAGCCCTGATCCGGCCCTAATCCGCCGCCGCCGACAATTTCAAGAAATCCTTTGACTGGTGGCATTGTTCGTTCTCCCCTGGTTCAACTTCCCATCCCGCGGTGCACGTGCGCGGGCATTGTCGTCCACTTCCGGAGTTCCCGAAAGTTTTACTTGTAACTTAGTTGGCGTTCTGGACGTGCAGACGTGCACCCGGTAGTTACCGGGTGTGACCTGACCTGTCACACACCCGCCGCCCGGCGTGGGCTCGCCTGACGCGGCCGGCACGGCATGGCGTGGTTTTCACGCGGATCGCCTCGAGCTCGACCGGCCCGATAGACCCCCGCCTTCTGTCGTTCGTGTCCGCTGGAGTGTGGTTGTGTCCGCGTCTGACTGTGTAACTACTTCCATATCGGACACCGGGACGCCCGTACCGCTGCCCGTCCAGAATATTTTCTTTACGCCGTGAAATCTTTAAAACCACAAGATGTTGTGGTGTCAATAAAACATGTACGCTGAATCTTGTGGTTCGTGTTTTCTTCGCTGTTAAACCAGGCTGGGGATTTCGCTTGCAGAATTGTCTGCCCTTGACGGATATTCAGTGGCGGAAAAATGAAAGAGCCGTCGCTTAGGAGGCGAACGGCTCTCCGGGTGGGCCCCTTGATTTCGAGGGACGTTAATCCCCACACAGTCCCAGGCTGATTAGGGCACCAATCAGCTTGGCTTGACGAAACCCGGATTTACCATACCACGGTGCCCAGAGTTAAGGGCACCCGTGTTTTCAGGCTCCCGTAAACACTGTGAAAATCCGCACTGTCGGGTCGAGTTTGTCACCCGGCGGGCATCTAAACGTCACTGCCATGATGTCTGCCAGCATCGGGCCGCGCAGCAACGATACCGCCGGCGCTTAGCCGCTCGGCGCCGCGGTGAGCCCGCTCCAGGGCTCCCCATCACTCTCGATCTCCCCATCACTCCCCCCCCCCACGAGCTCCAGCCCCCCCCGTCGCCGGCTGGCGTCGGTGGGTTTTTGGACGGCGCCTTGTGGGCGTTGGGCTATATCGCCGGGCAGATGGCGGCTGGCTTCCCCATCACTCTCCCCATCACGGTCGGGGGTGATGGGGTGATGGGTTCGCCGGATCGCATTAATAAGATCAGTACAGATCCAGATCAAGAGCTAGATCAAGAACAATCAGATCAATCAGATCAATTCGCGCGTGAGGGCGTGGAGGACCGTGATGGGGTCGTGCGGGTCTTTCAGAATCCAAATGGGCGGACGTGGACGTTGACGGACGAGGACCGGGACGACCTCCAGGAGCGTTACGGGACGACCGACCGTGAATTTCGCCGGATCACCCGCGCCACACAACGGCACTGTTTGACTGGCCGGTGCCGGATCCCGCCCGGCGTCGTTGGTTTGATTCCGTATCTGCTGAAGGCGTGCGCGAATGCGTGGGTTGCCCGGCCGCGGCCGGCCAAGATGCGGTGGGATGGGTCCTATAGCGGCCGGGAAACCTATACCGAACTATTCGCCCGGACCCTTTCAGGGGCGGCCACATCATGACCACCGAATTGTTATGGTCGTGGCATCACGGGGATGCGCGGCGCATTCTCCCCACACTGCCGGCGAGCTCGGTCCAATGTGTTGTCACTAGCCCGCCGTACTACGGCTTGCGGGACTACGGTCACGATGGTCAAGTCGGTCTGGAAGTGACGCCCGCCGCCTACATCGGCGCCCTCGTGGATATTTTCGCGCAGGTCCGCCGCACGCTGCGTGATGACGGCGTGGTGTGGCTGAATCTGGGCGACACCTACGCGAGTAACAGCGTGGGCACACAAACATTCTTCACAGGGAAGCAAGCGACTCATCACGGCACGCACACGATGTTAGGGCGTACCAGAGCGCACGACGTGAAGCCAAAAAATCTAGTCGGGATCCCGTGGCGGGTCGCGCTCGCGTTGCAGGCTGACGGGTGGTGGCTGCGGTCAGACGTGATTTGGCACAAACCCAACCCGATGCCGGAAAGCGTGACCGATCGCCCGACGAAGGCGCATGAATACGTGTTCCTTCTCACAAAAAGTGATCAGTACGCGTACGACATTGACGCTATTCGAGAGACGTACGTCACCTCGACGCTATCGGACACCAGGATCAGGCCCACACGTCTACCCAGACCAGGCATCGATTCCCCTGGCAATCAGGGCTCCGGCGATATTCCTTGCATCGGCTCCGAGATTGGCCGGAACGCCCGATCTGTGTGGACGATTCCAACGGAATCGTCGCCGGGGACCGACCATTTCGCCGTCATGCCGCGTGCCTTGGCGCGTCGGTGCATCATGGCCGGCTGCCCGCCCGGCGGAACCGTGCTTGACCCGTTCGCCGGCATCGGGACGACCGGCGTCGTCGCCCTCGAGGAAGGCCGGTCTTTTGTCGGGATTGAATTAAATCCGAAGTATCACGCCCTCGGCCGCCAGCGATTAGCCAATGTGGCGCCGCTCCTGGCGAACGAGGCCGCCAGTAACTCAGCGGTGGCTGCCTCGTGAGGGCGCCCGTGGCGGACCAATTTTCGCCCGGCAGATGGCTTGCGCCTCCGGATGCCACACGTCCAAGCCGTAGTACCGCAACGTCTCCTGATACCAGGCGAGCTCCGCGCGTGACCGCACGCCATACGCGATCAGGTCGGGGAATTGTTCTGTCTCGTCGCGACTGGCCGGCTTCGGCGGCGCGGCCGATTCTTCAGGGTCCGACGGCATACCTGCCAGCCTACTAATTCCTTACTTTCATGGACGACAACTTTCTCTTTCTCCCCTCTCCATTCCATTCGTTGCAGGCAGATCGTAGTTGGTCGTGGCCCTTATACGTGCTCGGTGAGGACGGCCATCCGCGCCTATGCTCCGATCCCCGCGTCTGGCAGGAATTCTTTGAGGACCCAGACCGCCGACGTGTTGCCATCACAGAGCTCGAGACGTGCACCATCTCGACGGTCTTCTTGTGTATCGATCACAATTTGTCGCGGCCCGGCCCGCCGCTGCTGTTTGAGACAAGGGTCTTCAGCCCAACGCACGGTGAAATCGATGGGCACTCGGAACAGTACAGCACGCGGGCCGACGCTTTAGAGGGCCACGCCGCCGTCGTCCGCGTCCTTAAATTTCTTTCCGCTCGGATACCCTGAAAGACCGCTATCATTCTGGCGGTCCGTCCGCCGGGCCTGCCCATGCCTGATCCTGCCCTGCCGCCGGATGTCATTCAGCATCGGTTGCTCGAGCGCCGCTGTCTGCTCTGCGGGCGCGACGGGATGAGCCTCAACCTGAAAACCGGCTTTCCTGAACACCTGTGTTTCTCGTGTCGCCAGCGTGAAGAGGCCGACGCGAAACGCGCCGCGGCCGCCACGCGGAAACACTCGAGGGCGTGACCGATGTCCGAGTGGGGCACGGCGCGGCCTCCTGTACGCCCTGTACGGCGTACCAGGCGACGACCGCCGGCCGAACCGCCCCAGGACCCCGGTCCGCCCGGTACGCCCGCCGTAGCGCCTCCTGAGCTTCCCCGCATCCCGTTTCAGAGCTCGTGGCCGGCCCCGACGTTCGATGACGACCCGCCGCCCCTGCCGGACGATGATCCCGTCCTGATTCGGCAGGCGGCCACGCTCGCCCTGGCGACGGCCAGCGAGCGCCGCCATCCGGTCGCCCGCTGTCGGTGGTGTGGCGGCCCGTTCCGGTGGGTGTTCGAACAGCACTGGCTGTGTGCGTCGGAGGACTGCGCGTACCGTCAGTTGGCGAGCGCGGTCCGCCGGCGCGGGATGTCGGAGAACCAGAGCCCGTACCTGTTCGTGCCGCTGCCGGTCCAGATCGAAGTCGAAGAGGATATGACGCCGAACCTGCTCGTGGCCGGCGCGGCCGGGACGAGCAAAAGTTACGGCGCCCGCTGGCTCGCGTACAAATTCTGCCGGCGCATCGCCGGCGCCCGCGTGCTCTTGCTGCGGTTGACCTATCAGGAGCTCGAGCGGAACCACTTGCAATTTTTCCCCGGCGAAGCCCGCGAGCTCGGCGCGAAGTACGTGGGGAGCGTGCGGCAGTGTCGGTTCCCGAATAACTCGATCATCTTCGCCGGGTACTGCCGGTTCCTGACTGACATCACGCAACACATCGGCGTCGAATACGACCTGGTGATTTTCGAGGAAGGGATTCAGTTCTTCGTGAAGGCCCTCGAGGAAATTTCATCCCGCGCCCGCGGCTCCGAACCGGGCCGCGCGTCGATGCGGGCCGCGGGCTTCACGGGCGGCCTCGTGCGCATCCTCTCGAACCCCGGCGGACGCGCGATGTTGTACCTGAGTGACGCGTACATCACGAAGACGCTCGACCAGACGGAGTACCCCGAATATGACCCGCATCACTTCGGCCATCTCCATACGACTCTTGAGGACAATCCGTACCTGCCTCCGGACTACATCGAGAAGCATCTCAGCCATTTGTCGAAGGCCCGCTTCAAGCAACTGCGGGCCGGCGATTGGACGGTTCAGGTCGGGCAGTTCTTCGATTTCGAAACCGATCTACATGTCGCCCGCGTGGAGGCGTGATCATCTCGGCCGCGACGGCCGGGGAGGCTTCTGATGGATCTGATCGTGCTCGTGCTCGTCATGGTCGTGATCGGGTTCGCGGTGTGGCTCTTGACGACGCGTATTCCCATGCCGCCGGCGTGGGCGTTGTCGATTCAAGTGTTCGCGCTGATCGTCATGGTGCTCTGGGTGATTACCAAGATCGCCGGCATCCCGAACGTCCTGCCGCGATGAGTAGTCCACTGCCGTTCATCGTGGGCGAAGTCTCGAAGAATTGGCGGCACGGGGAGGAAGTGGCGCCCGGCCGCGGCCTCCTGGCGGAACAATTCGAGCGCCTGATCAACGTGAATGCCACGCGCGGGTACGTGCTGCATTCGTTTCAGATTTCTCGGATCATGACGTCCGACACCGAGCTCAACGAAACGATCGTCGCCGTCTTTCAGCGGTTGGTGTCCTGATGAGTACGCTCCCGTGGCCGGGGCCCGTGTGGAGGGGCGCGTGTCATTGGGTTTTTGGGGCTCGAGGCTGGTGCGGATTCTTTGCCACGTTGCCGGACGGCCGCCAATTACTCCGGCACGAAGTGACGTTTCAGCGCCAGACGCCGGAACAATCCGCCGTCACCATCAAGGCGCGACTGCGCGAGCTCAACATCACGCTCGCGTACGTCGTCGCGAATCCCACGCTCTGGCCGCAACCGGGCGAACGCGGCGAAACGGTGGCCGAAACGTTCCTGGCCGCCGGCGTGCCGGTGATTCGCGGGACCACGGATCGGGTGAACGGATGGGCGCGGGTACGGTCCCTGCTCGTGCCGCAACCGTGGCCGGTGCTGACGCCCGGGGCGGCGCCGATCATCTCGCCGGCCTTGCTCGTGCACCCGGACTGCGCGTACTTTCTCCGGACGTTCGCGACGGTCGTGGCGAGTGACGAAGATCCTGATTCGCCGGAAGAGACGCCGAGTCTCTTCCCCGCCCTGGCCCTGCTCTACTTCGCGATGAGTCGCCCCATGCCGAAACCGTCCGCCGATCCGCCCCTGCCGCCCGGCGCGATCGGGCATGAACTCCGGGCCCTGCGTGACGAGCTCGAGGCCGGCGCGTGATTTATGACCTTACGGGTCGCGTGTGGCGATCTCTTCGCGCACCTGCTGGACGCGTCGGAGTCGATTCAGCGGCGCCACTGTCGATGCCGACACACTGGGCGCCGTTGCCGGCGCCCGCTCAGGAGCCGCAGCCTTGACGCAGCAGTTCAGGATCGTGACGCCGGAGCAATTAAAAGCTGGATACGTCGTATTCCACCCGGATCTTGTCGGCCCATCCTCAATAGAGCGGCATAGCTGGAAAGTGATGTTCAAGAGGGAGGACGGCAATTACGTCGTGCTGGAGCCAGTCGAAGCCGCCCGTCCTCCCGGTGGTGGAAAGTCTATGACTGATCCGACGATCCAGACGGCGCTCAGCGATGCGTACGAGTGGGAAATCGCACGACACCTTGACCGCATCCGTCGTGAGGATGCCGGAAACTTCCCGCTAATTCAGGCGTTGGAAGCGGCGCTTTCCTTCCGTACCCGATTGGCTGCGACTGAATGGCAGCGGGACACCTTTAGACGGCTGGCGAAGGAAGCCACCAACGGATGGGCCTGTTACGCGACGCGCGACATCGAACACAAAGAAATCTCACAGCTACACCGCGAGATCGACGCGCTCATGCTGGTCCCAGACGCACCATGACGCACCCGCCGATGACCCGTCTCCAGCCTGGCGTCTACGCGGACGCCGACGGCAATCTCCACATCGACGCGACGGAACTCCTGATCGCCGCCGGCGTGGCCGACACGCCCGCGAATCACGCGCTCGTGCTCGAGGCGGCCCGGATCGTGTTCGCGGGGATCCCCGTGACGCAGACGGACGATCCGATTCTGGCCCTGACGTGCCCGCACTGTCGGCGGACCAGTTATCACCCCGCCGACGTCCACGCCCGGTACTGTTCCGCCTGTGACCGCTTTTTAGACGACTAACTTGCTGGCAGTCTGGACTACAATCGGCCCCGGATTCTTTCAGTCCGGAAGGACGGTGGTCGTGTGCAGACTCCCCCAGGCGCTCGCGTTCGCGCTCGCGATCGCCTCGGCCGGCTGCCTCCTGCCCAAGCGTCCGCCCACGGTGGATGTGCACGTGCACGTCAACGTGTCGGTCGAGGACCACAACGCGCCCGCCGATCCGCCGGCTGAGCCACCAGAAGATCCAGACGAGGACTAATCGCCCATGCCGCAAATCAATTGGACCCGCGATCTGTGTCACGGCGAAGGCGGGATCGCAGTGTGGTTCAACGGCGTGCAATTGGACGGCGGCAGTGGCGGCGTCCGCTTTCTCGATGATCGCCGGCTGATCTATCAGCGCGGCGAAACGGTGGTGATTTACGACATCGAGACGGGCGCGAAAGTCCCCGCAGACACCCCACCTCGAGGCGCGAGTCGGATCGAAACGAATCGCGCCGGCGTCTGGGCCGCGTGGTTGGCGGACGCGTCGTATGCCACGCGCACGTCGAAAGGCACATCCCGCAATAACACGTACCTCTATAGTGTGGGCTCCGACGATACGCTGCTCATCAAGAGCTACCCCACCGACGGCCCGCCGCAACTGGTCGATCTGGATTTCAAGGTCATTCACACGTTCGCGCTGCCGGCGATCGAAGCCACGCACCTCGACGCGTACACCGTGCTCTACAAGGCGCATGACGGGCGGGTGTTCTTCAACGATGTTCTGCTCACGCTGAACGAACCCACACCGTACGGGCTGCAACTGTTCCGCGATCCGGACGGGTTGACCTACGTCACGATGAACAACGAGATCGGGACGGTCCAACTGATCGGGACGCCGCGGGGCTTCCGCTTCGGCACGAAGGGCGCCACGTTCTACCCGCAAATGACCGGCCGGCCCGATCAGTACGTCGCGGCGTGGTCTACCGACCAGGGCGATCAGGCGGTCCAGACCGTCGAATTCACGCACAACGACCTGGCGCCCCTGCCCGATCCGGTGCCGCCGGATCCTCCGGACCCGGTACCGCCCGATCCGCCCGATCCGGTCCCGCCGGACCCCCCTGATCCGGTACCGCCCGATCCCCCTGATCCCGTGCCGCCGGATCCGCCGGACCCGGTACCGCCCGATCCGCCTGACCCTGAGCCCGAAGGAGATCCCATGCTGACCTATGGCCAAGTACTCACGGATTTCGAGCCGACGCGATGCACGCTCGAGGATCACCCCGACGCCGGATTCAAAGCCGTGAAGAAAGCGGACGGCACGTACCTGTCGATCACCTATGACGGGGACGAGCAAGACGCCGCCACGCCCGGCATCTGGGAACGGTTCACGGTGTCCACGTCGGGAAGTTTCATCATTGCCGAACGCTGGCCGATCGAGGGCCAAGACAGCGCCGCCACCAAGGTGTATGTCCTGGCGATTTCGCAATGGTGAGGCTCGGCCCCACGACCGCCAAGGGCGCGGGCTGGTACGCCGCGCTCAGTCCGACGCCCACCTCGTCGGCCGTCGTGGCCGGCACGATGAACGGCGATTTCGCGCTGACCGACATCCCGGAGCTCGGCATTCCCGCCGGCGATTCCTGGCGGCAGGGGTATCTCTACTGCGCCCAATCGCCCGCCGATCGGAAACGGTGGGTGTCGGATTGGTTGGCGTGCGGGATTCAGGATATGTGGATCGCGCCGACGGTGCGGTACGGGACGCCGGGGAGCCGGCCGTACGCGACCGAAGTGGACTGTCGCCAAGACCCCGAACGCTTTCTGGCCTGCCTCGAGGAATTGCGGGCGGCGAAGATTCGGCCGTGGGTGCAAATCGCGCAAGGCGAGACGTACGGCAAGTACGACCATCTCGATCTCGATCAGTTCAAGCGCGATATGGACTCGTGGCCGCGGTGGGGCTGGCAGCAGGCCGTCAACCTTCCGGGCTACGGCGTGAACCTCTGGCCGGAAGCCGATGACAGTCTGTACCCGCAGCAGTACATCGAAATCGCGCGGGTGGCCCGCGACATCCTCCCCGCCGTGACCCGGATGGCGCACGTGGGCCGGACTGGCGAAGGGACGTACATCGGGTACGGCGATGACGAGTCGTCCCCGGACTACTACGGCCCTGAGCGGTTCTGGAAAGAAATGCACGCGGCCGGCTGCTGGATGCTCGGATGGGAAGCGAAGACCGAAATTTTCGAGCAACCGGATGGCGAGTGGCAGCGGATCCTGGTCCGCGAATATTTGGGGGCGTACACGCGCCTGACGGAAATCTTGAGCGCGGAGGAATGTCAGCGCCGCGCGAACAGCGTGGGCGTCACGCTGACGCCCAAGGATCTTCAGAACATGCGCACGGAGGGGAAACCGTACGACGGCGGCGGCACGGCCCTGCCCTACTACGAGGGGCCGGAGTACGGGATCACGTGGAGCACGTACCAGAAAGCGGAGGCCGCGGCCCTGCTGATCGGCGTCGGGGCGCCCGGGAGTATGTCAGGGGCGGTGTCGGTGCTGTCGCTCTGGGATGCCTGATCACGGTCTATCGGTCTGGACTACAATCGGCCTCGGAATATTTCTTTCCAAAGGACTGATCCATGCCGCGATTGAAGGCGTCGGCAGCCCCGGCCCCCCCGCTCGAGCTCGAATTGCCGCTCCCCGCGGAGGGCACGATCGGCTCGCTCGCCTACTGGCAGAACGAGATTGACCGTTCGCATCGCCGGATGATGAAAGAAATCGACGCGTGGAAACGCAATCTCGCCCGCGCGTACCGCTCGAGCAAGGACGCCAAGTACCTCGGCCTCACGGCCTCCGAAACGTTTGTGGTGCCGACGGATTTTTATTACGCGGAACAAAAGCGCGGCCAATTGTTTTTTCAAACTCCCGAAATTCTGGCGACCGGAGAATTTCCGGAGGCGGAGTCGGCGGCCCCGCTGATTCAACACGTCCTGAACGGGCTTCTGGGCCCGAAGGAGGCCGACGCCCTCTCGGCCGTGCACGAGGCCATCATTGACGTCCTGGTGCCGTCCGGGATCGGCCCCGTCGAAATCGGGTACGAGGCGGAAGAAGTGGACGTGCCCATGCCCACCGGGCGGACGCAACTGGATCCGCTGACCGGGCAACCGACGCCCGTCCTCGATCCGGCGACCGGCGAGCCCGAAACGGTCCTGGTCCCGCAAAAAATCTGGGAGCGGTATTTCTTCGAACGCTTTTCGCCGGCGAAACTCCTGATCCCGTGTGGCTTTCTCTCCACGCAATTCGACAAGGGGCCCTGGATCGGGCGGTTCTTCGACGCGGACGCCGATCAGGTGCGCGACACCTTCAGCATGGGCCGCCGCGCCGACGTGTACGGCGAGTATCGCGACGATCTCTCGCTCGCCCACCCGAACGATAAAGAATTTCTTCGCTCGACCGCCCGCGGTGTCGTGATCTACTACCGCGCCCGGGTGTACGACCGCACGGCGTTCCCGGATCAGATTCGCCGCCTGGTCCTCGTGGGCGCGTCGAAGAAGGACTATCAGGCCGTGGTGCACGAGCCGCTGAAATATCAGCAGTTCGATCTGCACGGGAAGCTCATCGCCGGGATGCGCGGCTACCCGATCGATCCGCTCACTATTCGCACTGTGAGCGATCAGGCGTATCCGCCGTCCGACTGCACGATCGCGCGTCCGCTGGCCGACGAGCTCTCGATGAGTCGGAGTCAGATGGTGAAACAACGCGCCCGCAACGTTCCGATGCGGGCCGTGGACACCACGACGGTGGATGCGGCCGTGGTGAAGCAGATGGAGCGGGGCGACTATCAAGCGATTATTAAGTTTAACGGGCCCGTACGCGATGAGGCGTTTCGTACCCTGCCGCAAGCGCCCATGCCGCCCGAAAATTTCGGCTTTGTGCGCGTGAACCAAGCCGACCTCGAAAAGACGTGGGGGTTGGGCGCCAATCAGTTGGGCGGCTCCACCGAAGGCACGACGTCGGCCACCGAAAGCACGATCGTGGAGCAAGCCAAGGACGTCCGGATCGGGCAGGACCGCAATAAGGTCCTGGCCTGGTATGCGCGGGTGGTCGAAAAATTCAGTTGGCTCCCGCGTCTCTTCGGGACCGACACGAAATACGTCGAAATCGCCGGCCCGCAAGGCGGGACGAAATTGCAGGCGTGGGATCGCTCGCAGATTCAAGGCCGGTTTGCGTTCACGTTCCGCCCTGATTCGTCACAGCGGGTGAACGCGACGGAACAACGAGCGCAATTTTTACAGTTTTATAATTTGACGGCGAACAGTCCGTATATCAATCAGCCTGAGAACGCGAAAGAAGTCCTCAGAGCCTTCGGGAAAGATCCGGCCCGCATGTCGGCGCCGCCGCCGCCCCCACCGCCGCCGGACAAGCCGAAGATCACCATGTCCATCAAGGGCGATGACCTGAATCCGCTCGCGCCGCAATATGCGAATGTGCTCCTGGTGCTGCGCGGCGGCGATCTGGACCAGTTGCAACCGCCAGCCGCGGCCCTCGGCGGGCCGTCCCCGTCACCGCCCGCGCCGGCGCTCGCCAGCGGTCCCCCCTCTGGTGTGCAGACGGCCGCGCAACCGATTCCCGCCATCAACAAGCACGGTGAGGATCTGACGGGACGTCTTCCGGGGCCGCGGCTGGCGGCGGGGGGCGTGCAATGAGCGATCACGATCCCGACGCGCCGACTCACGACGCGCCGGGGCCGCCCGATCCGCCGCCCGCCGCCGCCGCGCCGGCCGTCCACGATTCGGAGCTCTGGGACGGGCCGCGCTGGATCCTCAACGCGGACCGGACGCCGGTCTACTGCGCCACGAAGCAGGAATATTGGGATCTACTGAAGCGCCACGATCTCCACATGAAAGATCAGCAGGAAAGCCGGGTGCCGTCGTCGGCCGCCGTCCTGCCGCGCCGCACGCCGACGCCCGATGTGCCGCGCGAACAGTTGACACTCGAGGATGCGCGGCTGCTGGCGGCGATGTCCGTGGTCTTTCGCACGTACGGCCTGCGCGAAGCCCTCTTCTGTCAGCGATGTTTTCAGGCGGGACGCACGGACGGCTGTCGGCAAGTCATTCGGGACCGCGAAGTGTCTCTCGAGTGCCGGTGCGGCAAGATCGCGTATGTCCCGCCGCGGGGCGCGACCGATGTCGTGATTCGCACGCTCGGCCACACGCCGATCACGCCCGTCGCGCAGACCCGCGCCACGATTCTCACGGGGATGCTTGGGCACACGGTGCCGACGTATCTCTTGAACTCGACGGAAGCGATGATCGTGCGCACGTACAAGAATTTCCTGCGGGCGCGAGACTACGAACCGCGGTGGTTCTGCCTGACGTGTTGGGCGGGGCGCGATCTGTCAGAGGATGCGTCGATCGGCATCAAAATTTCCGACCATCAGATCATCTTGCTATGTCTCTGCCGGCTGATTTTCGATCAGCAGGGCCCGTCGGTGCCGATCGCGCACTGACGGGGCGGGTTTCGCGTTCGGGGCCGGGTTGGGGTTTGAGTGGGCGGGCTGCTAGTCCCTGGTCCGCTCCTGCTGGGGAGCCGAAGTCCGATCCGGGCCCGGCGGCGTGGTTGGACGGGGAGGGGTTCGGGCCTTTTGTCCCTCCCTCGTTCCCACGCCGCCGGCCCGACCGCGAATCGGTCACATTAGTCCGCCCTCGGCCGCAAATACGCGATCACGGCCTCTTCGATCACGTCGCGCATCGCCCAATTGCGTACGCGAGCGCGTTTCCGGCGCCACGACTCTTCCTGCAACGCATTGCGGACCCGTTCATCGATCTTCAGGGTCAATTGCGCCGTCGGTTGGGTCCGATCGGGCGCCTCCGGCAGACTCGTGACCGCGATCACACTGTGGTTCGGATGACTACGGATCACGGGTTCCGTCGCCGGCCGGCGGTAACTCCGAGACAACATTGCGAGGGATGGCTTACTTTTCGCCATATGGGTGGGCCTCTTGGTGTGCGAGTAAGTGACGAATCGCCGCGCCCAAGGCGCGGAACTCGAGGGCGCCGGCACTGTGCGCAGCGAACTCCTGAATCGTCTGGCCCACGACCGTCGCATCGGCAATCGCGATGCGTTGTGTGATCGCGGGCAGCACGGGTTCCCCGAACGCACTGAGGGTGTCGGGGAATTCTCGGCCCGTCACGGTCCGATGGATCACACGCGACGGCACCAGGGCCATCGCGGGGGAATGATCCGCTCGGGCGCGGCGAGCCTCGTGCACGAGCGTGATCGCATCATTGACCGCATCGAGATCCAACAGGCTCGGCGTCACCGGCAGTAACGCCAAGTCCGCCGATCGGGCGGCCAATAACGCCGCCCGGGAAAATCCGGGCGGACAATCGAGGACCAGAAAATCGACGGTCTGGCGGGCCTCGTCAATCAGGCGATCAAACGCGTGCGGCGTCAACCGATCCGTTTCGATCGGTTGCGTGTGGGGCGGGAGAAAGTCTGACGGGCGCCCGCGCTTCGCCCACGTCGTCAAACTCTGTTGGGGATCTAAATCAAAGACGTGCACTCGGGCGCGGCGTGTGGCGAGCGCGGCCGAGAGGTTGCCGGCAATCGTAGTTTTGCCGACGCCGCCCTTCCGTTGCAGGACGGCGATCACGGTACACATACGGCGGGGGGGAGCTCCTTTCAGAGAGAAAACAGGCTGCACGGTAATCTGTCTGGCCACTCTCTGACTATAAGGATATACTCATTTCTAGCAAGACGGCACGACGCAATTTGCAAGCATATGCAACAGGACAATTGCATGACCGGAAAAGAGGACGATGGGGCTGTCGCGGCGGCGGTGCCGCCCGCCGCGAGCGCCGATCCGATGGCGGACTTACGGGAGGCGGTCCGCGTGGGCCTGTGTTGTGATGCCCGCCTGACCGATTTTCCCTTCGTGGTGGCCTGGATCGCGCGGCTCGTGCCGGCGTGTCCTCCGGCGGCCGTCGCGGCGTTGGCCAAGGAAACCCGGACCACGTGGGGGCTCCGGCAGGTCCCGCTGCTCCTGATTCGCGAGCTCGCCCGGACGCGGGGGAACGGGCCGATCGTCCGGCACGCCCTGAAAGACATCATCGACCGGCCGGAAGACCTGACGGCCTACGTCACGCTCTACTGGCGCGACGGCCGCGCCCCCTTGTCGGCGGGGAGTCGGCGGGGCCTGGCCGCCGCCCTGATGACGTTCAATGCGTACCAATTGGCCCGGGCGACCTGTCAGGAAGAATTCGACCACGCCGCCGTGACCCTGGTGGACGTCCTTCGGCTCGTCCGGCCCCGGCCGACGACGCCGGAGCACGCCGCGCTCTTGGGCGCCCTGCTCCGGGGGCGCCTGATCGAGTACGTCAAAACCCTGGAACCGTGATGGTGAAGATGCCTGCTGCGAGATCGGCCGCGCGTCCGCTGCTCACCCAATGTGCCCGCTGCGACCACGAGTGGTACCGCCGACAACCGGATCTGCCGGTCGTCTGTCCGCGCTGTAAAAGTCCGTACTGGAATAAACCGCGTAAGGAGTCGTCCCGCCGATGACGACACGGGATGATCTTCGTCGGGAAGTGATGACGCTCCGGCGACAGGCCGTGGCCGATTTCGACGCGGGGGTTGAGGGCCTGATCGCGAAAATTCGTCGTCAGGCGGACGCGATGAAAGCCGCGATCGGGGAGTGCTCGACCGACGAAGTGTGGTGCGCACTGGCAGCGACGATCACGGCCTGGTTGAGTAGCGATGTCCACCAATGGCGGGTGAACACGCGGACCCGTGACGAGCTCGATCGATAAAGGAGGGGCAGGACAGTGGACGTCCGGCAGTACACGAACGCCGAGATTGAAGAAGTCGGCCGGGTGGCCCGTGATCAGGGCGATCAGATGCTCTTTTCGCTGGCCAACGAAATCATCGCGGTCCGGCGCCTCCGGGCGGCGCAATCGCCGGGCGTCGTCCTGGTGGAAACGGTGGTATCGGCCCGTACCGGGGAGGGGCGGATCAACATCACCTTGGGCACGACGCATTTTCAGGTGAGCTCGGCGGAAGCCCGCTCGCTCGCCCTCAACTTACTCGAGGGCGCGGAGGCCGCGGACCATGACGCGTTCGTCAATCGGTACTTCCGGGACGTCGTGGGTCTGGACTCGAACGCGATTCAAACCCTGATCGGGGAGTTCCGCGCGTTCCGGGCCAAGGCCGGGGAGGATCCCCCTTGAGACGGCCCGCCCGCCGCCGCCTCGATCCGGCTCGGCCCGTCGATCTGGTGGGCGTGCCGCTGTTCGCCGGCGAACCGGCGATCCTCCGCGCAATCCGCGTCACGCTCAGCCTCCAGAGCGACCGCGATGTCTGCCGCCTGGCCCTCGTACACCTGGCCCGCCATGCCGATGTGCGCACCGGCCGCGGGGCGTTTGCCCTGCTCGACAGCTTTGCGTCTCGCCGTCCGCCGGCCCGTCCGTCTCGCCGTCTGGCTTGATTTCTTTCTAAAACGGACTACGATACAGCCTTCGGGGCGGGGTCCACGACACGGATCCCATGCTGTATGGCTGACGAACCGACGACA